GTAAAAAATATGATCCTGTATCTCTACAGTCTTAGTCTTGGTTTTAGCCCAATCAGGTTTGACATAATCAGCATGATAGAATAAAGCACCATCTGTGATATCTATAAAAGGAACTTTATGGTAAATTAAAGCTTCTGCAATTTTGAGTAATTTATTATATGTTGTCATGTCTCTTGGTTTATCGCTTTTACCGTCACACCACCAGCTAAATTGACACTTGTTTCTGAGAGGTAGAAAGTTTCCATTTTTCTTCCAACTTTCTCTCATTGGGCCTTGTTTTACAACTTCACATATTGTATTAGGAAATCTCTTATCCTTAACACGATTCAGAACAACACTTGATACAGCCAATAAACCAGCAGTTCCTTGACCTCTTGCTTCATGATACATATTGTCTGTTAAACATTTAATTGACGATATATCATAATTAACTTCATTTGCACTAACAGGACTGAAGAATAAAAATCCCGCTAGAATAGCTTCATTTAACATAATAATTACTTTCTTTAAATTTCTTTAGTAGACCACTTTGCATACGATATGCCTCTACTTCCCAAGGTTGGCGCATATAAGAGCAGTTAGTATAATTACGATATTTACCATCCTTACACAACCACAACTGCTTATCTAATTTTTCTGCCATCTTTTTAGTAGCACCTTGCCACACATGTATCATCTCATGGCAGACAGTTTCTATAAACTCTTCTTCACTTAAAGCTTGTTTAATGTCGAGGTAAAAATCACGATTGGTATCACCTTGCAAACACAAACCAGTAGCATCTTCACCCTTCATACTTCTAAGCGTAACATCTACCCAAAGAGTTTTCATACGAGGCATAAGTTCCCCTATACAAAATTCAACTACATCCTCGGCGAGAACACGCCGAGCTTTATAAGAACCATTAACTTCAATGCAGTTTAGTGTAATCACTAAAATACCACCAATGCGGCATAACCCATACCAAGGATAAGCAGTACTGCAAGCGTGTCGCCTGCAACCCTGTTAAACGTAACCATTTTTTCACGAAATGTATTAGGATTTTCCATTATATACTTCCCTTTCCTACTAAGTAAAGAGGGCCTGTCCAATTGATTGGGAAACCACCTTCAAGAACATTACCTCTTGAACCGTTTCTCTCAGGAGCTGACCAACCAGCACACTTCAACAAAGTCCCTTTTTTGAACTTCTTGTCATCATCAACATTGACAACAAAACCCCAAGCAGTACCACCATTATTAGTCATAATTTTGATGTACTTAGAACCTTTCTTGATAACCCATTCTTCTTTAAATGCTGCCTTCATTTCATCAGACACGTTAAAGTTTTCATAGTCAGCATTTGCAGCAGCAAGCATATTCGCAATACCGTCTTCAACAGCAGTAAAAGTTTTTTTAATCTCAATAGTCATAATATAGTCTCTCTCTTTGTTTTCTCAGTTTATACCTTAGTATAGACTACAGAACAGAGTTTGTCAAGGGAAATCGTACATTGTAAGTCATTGATTCTAAACGAAACTCAAAGAAAGTTTAAATTAATTTAGCGTCCTTGTCTGGGATCAGGGCCATCTAACTGCATAAAATCGTCATTCCAAGAGAATGCTTCCTTTACAACTGGTTCTGATAATCCTTTATATTTCTGATGGAGAACCTTATCTTTGGCTGCACACAATACATCTGCTTCACTCTCATGCAAACCTTCAAGCATTTGTACAAACATTGTTTCACGTTTGTTCTGTGTAATACTAGCATTACCGCCTTCTAAAAAATGGTAAAGCTTACGTGATTCGTAAGCAAGAACACTATGTTCTGTTCCTTCTGGTGCATCATTACGAGAATAGGGAACGTCACCCTCTGGCAATAACCACTTAATCTTAGGATCAAAAGCTGACTTTATTACCATGCGAAGTGAATCACTATTATGTTCTCTTAGAAAGTTTACTTTTTCCTTCTTTGATTTGATTTTTGAAACCTTGTCTAAGATTTCTGATATTAACAGTTCCATTATTAAAATTCTCCTATAGATTCTGTAAGTGTTTTTAGTCTTTGTTTAATAAAATAGTTTAGTAATTTGCTGCGACTGTTTTCTGGCGCATCCTTATATGTAACCAATATCTCTGTTCGTAGTTCATCTGGAACACATCCCAAATCTATCAAAGTTTTATTCCTTTGAAAGTTTCTTTTGATTTCATCATTCGGAAAGTTGCCATCTATCATTGCAGCTATCTTCTTCTTACTTAGTGGTTTCTGACGAATACCATCTACAAAAGAATTATCTGGTGAAAGAACATTAGGTACACCATCACTGGTATCACCTTTTAGAACGTGTTCTTTTAGATAGTCATCTGGATTAATACCATTTATCATTTTCTTGGTAATAGGGCTGTACTGCTTTACATTTGGATATTTCTGTAATTGAATGAAATCTTTATCACCAGATAGTATCATAACTTCATCAGAAGATTCTGAACAAAGAGTTGCAATAATATCATCAGCTTCAGCACCATACACTTCTAAGAACTTGTATGGCATATTATTCTTTATTTCTTCTTTGATCTTATTCAAGCAACTAAAGATATCATCCCAATTTTTTGAATCTTTTTCTCTACCTTTTCTACGACTGTGTTTATACTCTGGAAAATAATCACGCCTCCAGTAATGTCTTGAGTCATAGCATAAGACAAGCTCTCCAAACTCAGACACAAATCTTGAACGATACATTCGTAAGGAATTAAGAATCATGTGCCTTACCATGTTCTCATCAATATCTGACTCTTTCTGCATATGCAAGTGCATCATAATACTTGCAAGAGAAATTTGGTTCATATCAACTAAGATCATCATCAGGCTCCATTACTGCATTATAACTTGCAATCATATCATCAATAGTATGTTCATCTAATTCACAAAATGGAGTATTATCTGGATCAATTGAAAGATCAGTAGTCATATCCACTAATACTTGGAGGGGATGGTGTATATTATTTGTTTTTAATATTGATGATTTTATTGTCTCTTGTATAAAAGTAATATCTTTAATAAAAGATTTTTCGCTAGTATCTATTCCATTTTCAACTAATATTGATAAAATAGCTAATAAACAAGTATGAGTAATTTCATCACAATATGCAAATTGTTCTGCTATTATAATTTGGTCTTCTGTAGGAGTATTTATTGTTCTCTTCCAAGGGCCTCTTATAATTTCAGCTGAAGGAGTTTTATCAATCATTTTTTACTTCGACCTTTTCTGTCTCTAGAATAGATAATAAGTGGTGAGTGAGGCCTAACAAATTAGAACCTTCACTTCTTAATGCAGTCCAAAATATTTTATAGTCAGTTGGATTTTTATCCCTTGGAAAGTTATCAGCATCTTTTAGCAATGATTTAAAATTATTGATAATTTCATTCTGTCTTTCTATTGTGTATATAATACTCATTCTACCATACCCTGTTCCCAAACCGCACCCAAATCTGGATAAAATGTCCCAACATCACGTTTAGGTTTTCCAATATCTGGACCATACCAATAGTAACCAAGAGCAACACAACGACTTCTAATCTTTTTCTCTTGATACTCACCATAGAACATACAAGTCCAATCACCATGCTTGAGATAACTTTGCATTTGTCTTACATAACCTTCATGGTCTGCAAGTTTTGCGATTGCACCTTTAATATCTTTCTTAACACTAACACGTTCAACAGCAGCAAGTTCTTTCTGAGTCTTCATCCACTTCTTAACCTTATTAGGGTGTAGTTGGTGGTCTTCTGGTAAATCACGTAAAGATTCATGAAAATTACCTTTACCATAATCAGGATTTTTTGCAGCCCTTACTTCTCTTGCTTTTGCAAGACGTTCTGATGCAGCTGCTTTCTGCTCATCAGACATAGGTTTGCGAGGTTTGCGTTTCTTAGGTGCTTTCCACTCAGAATTATCTGTGATTGAAGTAATTTTCTTTCTAGCCATTTTAGCCTCTATTGTTGTTGTAATTTTTCTGTATCATTTATTTTACCCCTGTAAAATACATAACAAAACCATTTATAAAGATTGCAACTGCTACCGCATTTACTACAATCAAAGCACGATCATTCCACATGATAGAAACCCATAACCAACCAGCACAACCAGCAAACTGCAAAAACATATTATAAGGAAATAAGTTATTTGTGGTTGCGATCATTGCAAAAACCATGATTATTGAGGATACCCATTTAACATACCATACTAATTCATGGTGTTCCTTTAGTGGAGTACTTGTTTTAGTATCATGTACCATTAATAGCCATGTTCTTCCATACGTTTTTGTTGTGTCTTTGCTTCCCTACGGATAGCAGCGGCCCGTGACCTTCTACCTTTTTCACCTTTAGTCATGTGAGATTCACGTTCTCGTAATTCGTTAAAAAGACCATCCTGTTGGAGTTTCTTTTTTAAAATCCTTAATGCCTTATCGACATTATTATTTCTAACTTCAACTCTCATTTAAAATATCCAACCTGCTAAAGCAATTGCGCTGTTAATCACTACAATACCGCCTATAATTGTTAAACCTA